TGTTTGTATTGCGTCAGGATCCACAGATCCAAGGTTAATCTCTAAAATTCTAATTAACCGGTTGAAAGTGTCGGCGCTTACCGTATCGCCGCTTGCTTGAGGTAGCTGGGTTGGTAGCAGTTTACTCATCTAGCGCCTACCAGAAGGCTGTATATCGACTCTTGTGCTACCTAACCTCCATTTGAAATCTTTTCTGTCGCTCTCTGTGTTATCGTCATCAGATTCAAACCTAAGCACAAACTGTCTGCTGCGTGAACGTACATTACTAAACGTAGATGTTGAGGTAATTTGGGATGTTGAGTCCGTGGATAGCGTTTGATTGTTAAAGTCTCGACGTTTGACGACTATGTTGACTGCACCGTTGGGACTTGTCCCCACATCATTTACAAACAATATATCAGGCAATATTTTTTTTAAGAAAACAAAGTTTTCGCCGTCGCCTACATCTAAATCGCCCGATTCAACAAAAACACCGTCCATAGCGCTGTCGTCATCGTTGAAACCTGTTTCGTGTTGGTATATAAATTTAACAGACGAGGCTTCACCGCCTGCTACTGGTTTATCTAAAACACCAGACGCCAACCAACTGTATCTTTCTAAAGTGCCAACACTCCATGAGTTTTCTTCGTAATTGTAAATAACGTATCTCGATATCTCTCTTTCGTTATCGGCTATGGATGGGTAGAAGAACCATACCTCTGAAAACTCTTCGTTTAAACCAGCAAAACATTTAAAGGCCTGACTTTCATCAAGATCTGAAAACACAAAGTCTTGCACCGAACAAGGCAGTTTTTGTATCGATCCGTTGTAATAATAAAAACCTTTTTTAGACATAAAGAATACACCCCTTGGCGTATTGGTAGCTGCTTTGGGCCCAATCAAACCTGCACCTTCATTAATTAGATTGATAGCAAAAGTAAGCGGTGGACCTATAAAATTCATGGAATAAACCGATGTGTCGGTCCATATCAATATTTCTTGTCTGGCTTTGAGACCTCCCACTATGGAAGATCCGCTAGATAATCTAAGCGAACCGGCAGTGTTTGTGGCTAACGGTTCAAATTGTAATTCATTTTCTTGGTCGCTAAACGCAACCAACATTGGATCTACGGATCCTGTTCTGCTGCTACCCGATATAGGATCAGCTCCTAATACTATCAAATGCCTATCTGTTTCTGAGGTAATAACTTGCAAACCTACGGTCGGCACCAAGTTTGCTCCTGATACGCCGGATAATTCTAAGGCCCTTGTATTAGTGCCGTTATCTTCAACCCAACGGAATATGCCACCACCTCTTGGGTTTATAATTAGATTCTCTCCAAAATTATCGTGTGTCCATAGTCGCAACTGATTACTTGCTGTTAAACTCGTTGACGATCCCCAACCGCCAGCACCCCAAGTACCAACACCCCAACCCGTGGATTGCACGAAAAAATCTAATCCTGAATTGAGTTGATACGCCGCATCGGTAGCAGACCCACCGTTGCCCGAATCGCTTGAGTTTGCGGTTAGTGTTGCGCCTGTTGTGTCCTTTGCCGTTATAGTATAAGTGTTAGTGCCCGTGACTAGATCTATTTGATATTCTTGGTTCAGAGCGCTTGCAATGATGTTACCGCCCAAAGAAACTGCGCTAGAAAATGTAACAAAATCACCCTGTACTGCTCCGTGCGAGCTATCTGTGACGGTCAAAGTAGAAGAACCGTTGGTCGCTGCAAATGTCGCAGTGTTAGTTGTATTTTTTCGTATAGGAGTAACGTCGTTATATGTTTCTCCCTCTTCTATGTAATATTTGTTGGTTGTACCTATGCCTAAATATTTGGCACCAGCAAGTGAAATCCAAGCATGTAAAGCTCTTGCAGAGCCGATGATGGAGCTCGGTGAAAATTTTTCCCAACCACCTATTTTTTCGACGCGACCCTTACGGAATCTAATTTTATCGCCGTCTACCCAACCACCTTCGTTTGAGTAATCGGTTTCTTCTTTATTGATTCCAGACTTAAAATTTAGCTTTGTTAGAGGCATGGAAAGATTCTAACACAAGGTACTTTAGTTTAAGCCAATCTGATTATTGCTCCTGTGGCCGTAGCTGCTGGAAAAACAATCGTAAAATCGCCAGCGGTAGAAGTCTTGTCACCACCAAAATCTATTGCGGCAACTGCTTTATCAGAGTTGGTGTCGTTATAAATCAAGCAACCTCTAGCGGTTATAGTTGCCGTGCTAAAGGTTAAATCAGCAAAGTCAACGATAGCAGTCGTACCGGATGCGACCGGCGTGACATTTGTTAAAGCGCTACCGCCTGATGTGTAGTTAGTGCCAGACGCTTGACCTGTGGTGGTAAAAGCCGTGGTGCCTGCGCCTAATGTCGCAGAGCTAGTGTATAAAGCTAATTTAAAAGAATTACCACTAGACGCTGTGAAATTATGCGTGCCAACCAAAAGCTCTTGTTTAAAACTTGTGCAAATCGCAGATGTTATAGCCATAATTAAAGCTCCTTTATTATATCGGCCATGTCATCATGGCCCTGTTGCTTTAATAAATTCACATACGTCACTTTTTTAGAATTTATTGCATTTATTATAGCTAGTAATATAACAGAGTAAACTTGATTTTGAAAAGCAATAGCCTGTTGTTTGATATGTTCGGGAGCGCTTTCAGAGTATTCACATATTTTTTTTGTTGCTTGTGCTGCCCAAAACTCAGGATCGTGTCCTTTATTATCGGTCGTATGTATAGATATTTGTCCTAATTCGAAATCGCTATCAACGCTCATATCAACCTTTGTATGGTTCTGGCGGAACTACATCTTCATTAATTTTTAATCCAACCTTTTCTAATTTTTCGTTGATTTCATCGTAAGGACCGATAATAAACTCACCGTTATGCGGCACGGCGACCAAAGGTTTTGCCAATCTATGAAAACCATAAAGTTTTTGTGTGGCCGGCACGTTAGAATCTAAGACCGTAGATCTTCCACTGATACCAACCACTATGTCTTCGCACATTAACTTACTAATCCAAAACTCAACACAAGCTCTTCCTGCCTCGGCAAAGTGCATATTTTCCTTGTAAGAAAAATCTATGCCGAATAGATCCACTCTTGCTACCTTGTTCCATAGAGCAAACGCAAGAGTAAAAGCCACAGTGTTATTCATGTAAGCACACTTAGTTGCGTTACATACTTCGCTAACCGGATATAGCACGGGATTTTTGACTCTAGGATCTAACTCCGAAGTATAGATAGGCGTATCGGTTTCACGCATTAACTTTTTCATAGCCTCTGTTTGTTTACCAGCGTCGTCAGAATCAAAAAACCTACTCGCCGGATCTAATGCAAATATTCTATCTGCTGGATATACCAAGCCGGCTGAGTTGATGCACCAAATCTCGTCCCATGTTCTTGAGTTTTCTAAACCTATAGCAAAATCGACTTGTGACACACCCAAGCCTATGATTGCTACTTTTTTGCCTTGTAATTCTTGTATAGGTTCCACTAAGTCACGCTTGAGCGGACTGAATCGTATCTATACTCGTCGCGTGTGCCGCGACCTTCTGATGTATTTTTCATTCTAGCTATCGCCTCCTTGAATCGCCCTTCAAACTGTGCAACGACATCTAGCGGTTCTTTGAGAAAGACTGCTCCTTCTACCAACGCTCCGTACAACAATGCGTCCGGATAATCCGTAGACAAAAATGTTGTACCACTGTCACTACCACTTGTTAAAGAGGCTGGTTTGTGTAAATAATGAAGTTCAACCGTATACCCACTATCAGGTATCGGACTTACTTCAAAAGATGTTTCGTCAAACAAAGAGTAATACTTAGGTGTGCCTTGTGTTGTACCAGGCGAGAACTCTTTGATAAATGATGGATGTTTATAATCCAAGTAATCGTATGTTGATGAATTAATTATCGCCAAACTCATAGGCGCATAAAAATCTGTCGGCGTTGCTAAAAACCTAGTGCCAGAGGTTAGCGTACCTTGCACGTTTTTTCTTTGGTTAGGTAGTTGAACTAAGGAGAAGATTCTGTCTTCTGATTCTTGTATAAACCTGTCTAACTGACTTGTGAATGTGGACTCAGATACCTGTAAGTAATCTTGCACAGCCGTTTTTAATGTAGCTAACGTAAAACTCATGTTGTTATTGTAACCTCACCTAAACCTACACTTACAGAAAAAGTTGTTAGCACGGATCCTAATTTTCCATCGCCAACATTCGTGTAAACCAGAAAAACAGAGTTGTCGTCCGTCACATCTGGCCTTGCGTCTTTTAATGCTTGGGGATCTTGTTCAGCTGGTTTTGGCATAAGCTGTGGATGTTTAGCGTCCCACTGATCTGGACCTACTAATAATCCGTCCCACGTTCTCCGCATGTCTTTTAACTTGTACCTAAAACCTGTGATGTCACAGATTCCGTAAGCAAATTTTCCTGATGCAAAAGCCATTATGCGTTGTTGTAGTTCCTCAAACTTGGTTCTATTCTAAAAGACGCTCTGTCCTCGTCTTGTGCTAAGGCTCTTTGAAACTCATCTTCGTATATTGCCTTCAAAGCAGCTGTTCTTTCTGGTGCTCTCTTCATAGATATATAGTATGCAAGACCAGCAGCAAGACAAGGAAAAAATCTAAAAGGTAAATCCAAAGTGTTTGCGCCAGCGTCGGCGTCGTCCATTCTCATTAAAACGTTCATAACAACCGTGTAAGTGTCTGATTTATCTGGTGTAGGCCACACAGAAATAGTTGGCGTGATTTGCTTGTTTATAAAAAACTGATTTGGTTTTCCTGTTGTTGATTTAGTCGTGATGTGAGTGTATTGAGCTCTACTTAATCTGGTCATGGGTATGTCTGTAGTCTCTGTGCCCACCGTTTCTCTTATAATCACGTCTAAAACATCAATAGGTGCCGTTGGGTTTGTGCTATCTATATCAAAAGTTTTTGTATCTTTGACCATGCTTATTGTTTTTTCTGTGATGGTCCATTGGTTCAAACCCCTATTGGCCCATTCTGCCAACATTAGGTTTAGACTTCTGTTTGCGCTTTTTAAATCGTAACCTGTTCTGAGTTCTAATCCGCAACGTTCGTAGGCCTCTTCAACATAATCAGCTACGTCAAGCTCAAAATTTTTACTACTTGATGTAGCCATTATTTTTTCTTAGTTTTTTTCAGAGACTTTTCTATTTGTGCCGCTTGTTTTGCGTGCAGCCTAGACGCGCCTTTTAATTCTTTAATTAATTTTCTTTTTTGTGCTGTTGTTAAATCTGCCATCATTCATCCTCTATTCCGTCACTATACAAGTTATTAAATGTTATATCAGGATCCATGTAACTTTCATGTCCCTCAGCTGAGTGCACCCACTGACTTGGTGAAAAGTCGGGAGCGCCTTCGCCCACACGCCATAACGCAGGATTTGTCGCTCTCACTCTATTGTTCGGTAATGCAACAATATTGCCTGTGTAGTCACCGGCGTCAGTTAAATATAACACATGTGATTGCTTATGTTGAGCCGGATCATCGGCTATGCTGTGTTCTGTGTAATCTACGGTGAACATGTATCTGCCGGTATAAAACTCTCCACCTATTTTGCAGATCCAAGGAGACGAGCTAACTCTATCCATGGTTATAACCGAGTGATGATGGCTCAAGCAGTCCCAAGGTTGCGCTAGGTGATCTTCCATGGGTTCTGGCCATTTAGCTAAGGGTATGTCGGCTACTAGCGCCTCGATAGGCATACGGGCCCACATAGCGCCACCGTGTACGTTTTCGTCAGGGTAATCTTCGAAGTCGGTTTCACAACCAGTAAAAACCACTTGAAAAGAAAGAGACCTGTCAGGAATGGTGTTTACAGCAAACGCTAAAGCGTGCAAATACTCGCCATGATAGTTTTGGTGGTTAGCCGTAAACTCTTTACGAACCCAGCATTTAAACTGAGGTATGTTTGAAATTAAATACGCCACTTAATTTAACTCCTATAATTTTTTTATTTTCCGTATAAGCCTCTGCCTTTCGCTCTCATTTTAGTGCTTTTCATAGCTCCGCCGTTAGACTTTCCTTTGGTGCGTTTCATAGCTCCGCCGTTGGCCATACCTTTGGTGCCTTTTAAAACAGCCGCTTGACCTGCCATTCTAGTGCCACCGCCCATGAGAGCTGACATAACAGATGCAGGCATATTACTAAAACCTGTAGCAGATCTTTCAGAACGTGCCGCAGCACCACCATTAGCCATGCCTTTCGTTCCTTTCATACCACCGCCAGCAGCTTTATATTTAGTACCTTTCATGCCACCGCCTCCGGCTCTCATTTTAGTACCTTTCATGCCGCCACCGCCAGCTCTCATTTTAGTACCTTTCATACCACCGCCTCCGGCACGCATTTTGGTACCTTTCATACCTCCGCCTCCGGCTCTGTATTTAGTTCCTTTCATTGTTAGCTCCTTCCGTATAAACCCATATTAGATTTTGATATTATCATACCACCTCTCGATGCAAAAGTTTTCACATTTGTTGGTTTACCACCAACACCCTGTTTTTTTGCTCTTTTACGAGACACCGCTGATTTTATTTGTGATTTGGTCATACGTCTAGCTTTAGCAGCCGGCACGCATTTTGGGTATTTTCTTTTTCTGTCCGCTTTTAACTTAGTCCTTCCACATTTAGCAAAGCCGCCACCTTTTTTTGGCGCACCAATGTCCACCCAATCTTGTTGGAACCACTTGGTTAGTCCTCCGCTAGTCTTTGCCATGTGCTTTTCTTATTGCTTGTTTACCTTTTTTGAAAACGTTGGCTATGCCTGTTTTGCCCATAACTTTAGCTCGTTGTTCGCCAACTGTGAGTATTTGTATTTTGCGTGCGTACGGTTTCTTGATTCTTTTGACTTTGTTTACCGTAGCGTTTGCATCTTTCATGGTTGCAAACTTAATACTGACGGTATCTTTTGGGTTTTCATCGGTGTATAACCTTCTACCGGATCCTTTAGGTTTTTTGCCTGTGCCTACTTTAGGATCTCTTTTCTTTTTCATTTCCTTTTGTATTTTGGACTTTTACGTTTTGTGCCGTCGGCTCTTTTTATTAGACCTCTAGCTTTTGCAGATGCACGCTCACTAAAACCAAGTTTTTTGCCTTGTTTTATTTTGCGCTTTATTGTGCTTGCCTTAGCAACCATTAGGACCTTGGCACTCTAGTTTTTTTTCGTTTGCTGTCCATCATAGCGCCACAACCTCTGCCCTGTAGCATCATCACCTCACCGCCGTTACGCATAAAACCCATTTTATTTCTTACTTTTTTTGGCAGCTTTGGCAAACCTTTGTTATCTGCTGGTATTGGTTTTAAACTCATCTCGCCACCTTCTGCTTTTTTAGTGCCTTTATACTTACCGCCCATTCTTTTGTACTCAGAAACCATATAAGCATTTGCATAAGCGCTAGGATATACTTTAAATTTGCGTTTAGCCTTAGCTTTTGCTTTTGCATATAAACTAGGATTAGCGACGTTTTTTGGGGTTTTACTTTTTTCTGCCATAATTATTTACCAATTTTTGCACGACCAATAACCTGCTGTAAATACATCTTTTTTCTTTTGTACCGCATCGCAGTTATGTCTTGCTCTAAAACTTTTTCTACGCGCAGGCTGGTCCTTTTTTATACTTAAATTAGGATCTCCGTAACGTACAATTTTTACTTGATCGCCTTTCTTCGCTAAAACTGCAAATTTTTTGTTTTTACCAGGCGTTCGTTTTTGTTTGTTGTAACCAGAAAAAGTCTCCCCGCGATAAGTGAGCCTACCGCTGGGAGTCCTTTTTACATCTTTAGTCGTTGCCATTAATAGTTTTTTGTCAAAACTAATATGATCGAATAAGCATCGCCATTACTGTGTCCAACAGTAGTAAAATCTATATCTCCTGTAACTCCAGAGCCAGCGTTGTTAGGTATACCTGTAAATAAATCGTAATATTCATCACCGGTACTGTCCGCTGGTAGTGGAATTGCAAGAACATTGGTTGTAGCGTCAAACTCTAGGTCCACGCCCATACCTCTACAGGCCCAATATATTCTTGATATAGAAACGCTAGTACAAGCCTCACCTTTACTATTAGTAGTTAATGCCGAAACATCAACTTTTTTTACAGATGATTCTCCTGTACCGTCACTCTCGTTCGTAAACTTGAGTATGGCGGTTCTTTCTCCGTCTTGAATGGTCTGACTTGTTACTGTATCAGCCATGGTTTACTCCTTACAGTTCAGTTGTTGCTGTACGTTCTTTTAAAGCCTCAACATAATCAACCGTCAGCACCTTAGCCGCAGCTGCACCGTTTTGTATACCGAAAGATACGTTGAGTTCTTCATTGTCTGGAGCGTTAGTATTAACTACTGTGCCAGCCTCTACATTGTTTTGATAGACGCGAAACTTTTGATCTCTTGGATTGTAAACAAAACCAATAGTCATAAAAGTGTCATCTGCCAGTGAATTAGGCAAAGTTAAAGTGGACTGTGTGCTATCTTTCTCTACGATAAAATCAATAGTCGCAGCACCATCCGCTTTTAAAAAGAATATGCCGTCTGTAACGTCTAAAGGCGTTGTATCAGTCAACTGTAACCCAGCTACTATGTCAGATTGTGTGGCGTCATTAGCCTTAAATCTGAAAAAGAAAGCCAACTGTTTTGTAGTTTCATACAAAAAACCTTCTTTTTTTAATTGGAAAAAGTCATGGTCATTGTCACCAGCTGCGTTTGTGATTTGTAATAAACCACCATCGCCATCAATGAGCGCCTCAGCAGCAGAGCCAGAGCCATCCTCAGTAGTTGTAATAGTAAAATCACCAGCATTGTAGATATTGAAATCTTCAAAATAAGAGTGATATTTTCGGTTTGAAGGTTCTTTTAACAAACCTCCAGATCCGGTGGAGCTTACATTTGTAACCCCCGAAGTAAAATGCGTAGTCATAATCAGCCTCCTTATAAATAGCCATTACGGGCACCATGCCCGTAACAATTAATCGTACGCTTTGATATTACTATTTAGGCTTTAAAAAAACAATATTGTTTTCAATTCTTCTATAGTCTCGTCAATGTCCGTATGTAAGATACCAATGCCGCCTGCGTCCTCCCAAGCCTTTACATTAGATTTTTTATCGTCTACTAGAATGTCACCTTTTTTTGCAAAGATGGCTTTGTGCTTACCTTTGAGCGTGGAAGTAACGACTACGTTGTAATCAACGTGTTCTCTAATCCAATTTATTTTGTCGGCTACCACCAGAGGTCTTTCGATCTCACCTGAGCAAGTTAAGATCTCCCAAGGCAAGCCTGTTTGTTTTACATAAGATACAAGCTTTAGCATGTTAGGCATTGGCGGTAAATTTTTAAATAATCTTTTGAGTATAAGATTTTTTTTGGTGTCGTCGTATTGTTCTTCGCTTTTCAAAGGGCCATCTAAATAATCAGGCCCTTGCACACCGTTTACAAAGTCTGCCAAAACTCCGTCCATATCTAAGTATATTTTCGTCACTACTTATCCTCCACTACACAATGTTTCCAGCTGGCGTATGGTTCGCAAAACAAACCAGCCTTTTCAAAATTTTTATCAAGCTTTACCTCAAAATCGTAATCAGGATAATCAGCATCATAAGGATTCATAGCGTCCCAACCAGGCCCACCGTCACAAGTAAAGCAAAACTCCTCCTCATGGTCGTATTCAGGTACGAAAAACCACTCCTCTGGTCCATTTTTGTTCATGTCTGGATCTTTCCACTCAACTAATATTTTGTCGTTTTCTGCATAAGCTTTATAAAAGTCATAATGCTCATTTATGGTTTTGACCAAAACTTTTTCAATTTTAGGTTTTAAGTTTTTCATTACGCTACCTCCTCAGTTGGCACATATTTTTTTACAGCCTCGTCGATACTGCCAAGAAATATCAACTCAACTTTATCTTCAATTTTATCGCCGACAACGTAATATTTATGTTGCCAAATCTCTACCATACTGTCGCCGTAGATTACATAGTGATAGGACAAATCGCCATGATCTTTATAGTTGTCAGTGAACCATTTGGCACTGTTTGTGATTTCAGGACAAGCCATAAAACCTGTAACCATCTTATCTCTTTCGTGGTTAAGGTTTTCGCCAAACTCATCTGTCGGTAACTTGTTACCGTAATCTTTAGCGGCTTTTATCCAACTAATAGCGCCAGCTGGGTAGCCGTCGTGGTGTTTATAAATAGTAATTGCATTTTCACCTACATGATTTTTACCTTCATGTTTAAAAACGTAACATGCTCTAGTGCTCATTCATCCTCCTTGGTTTGGTTAATTAAATCATTGTGTTTTTTTAGAAAGTACAAAGCGGCTTGTGCTTTTTCTAAATCACTATAAAAGATTCTTTTAGTGTTATCGTGTCTTGGATAGTCCGCTAAACTTTCGTCGTGATAAATGTCGTATTGCTCAAGCATGTTTAAATATGCGGTATTGTCATAACATGGTTGAGTACCATCCATGTAATCAACAAGTCTCATGCCTGTCATTTTGTTTGGAAGTTTAATGCTGTACTTAGGATAAGGCGATTCTGTATATTGTCTGCTGCCGTTTTTATCGTAATAATTGTAAGCGTCTTTCACTATCTCTAGTTCAGCCTTCATAAACTCATCATACTCTTTAGAGTATTTTGAAACATTTTTAAAGTTTTTCATAAAGTTTTCCTCAATCATCAAATCATCTTTTATATATAAAATACTAGCCATTACGCTACCTCCTTAATTAAGTGCTCTAGGTTTGTCGTGATGATATTTTTCATCATTTTCTGAAAAGTAAACGTTAGATTCTTTTCCATATCTAATAATTTTTCTTTCATACAAAGTTTGAATATCAAGAGGCGCTAAACCGTCATTGATCGTATTCAAAACTTCGTCCCTATCTTCTTCACTATCACATTTAATGATTATGTTGTAAGTTTCTTTAGCCATTTTTTTCCTCCTTGGTTTGGTTAATTGAATGTCTCACATAGACATATTACAGATATTTGCAAATTATTACAACTATTTACAACAATAAATATTAAATATTTTAGACATAAAAAAAGGGCCCTTTCGGGCCCTTTGTAACACTGAGTAATAAAGTGTGTTACGACTTCAAATTACGCGCCTTGAGATCCAAAGATTCCTCTCCAATCAGAGAAACCAAATGAATATCTCTCTCTAGCCTTGTATCTAATGTTACCAGTAGAGAAGTCTGGTTCCATAGAAGTCTCCATTGGAGATCTTTGGAACATTTTGAGGCCTTCACCTGCATCTGTAACAGAAGTTAAGATGAAGTAGGCATCAGGGTCAGACAGATAATGATTAACCGAATAACCACCAGGCACTACGCCAGTGTTGTTAATCGCGTTAAGGTCATTGTCAGCCGTACCTGTTCTGCCTTGTGAGTTTAATATTCTGTCAGCAACAAAAACGAGTTGCGGAGGAACGATTAAACGTGAGGCCTGTACGCTTATGATAAGTCCACGATCATCCGTAAAGGTTGATATATCAATTAGATTATCTTCCAAAGATGCTTCGTTAAGGTCAGCCATAGTAGTCGCTCTGTTTGCAGCAGTTCCGCCACCGCTAAGTGGGTGATCTGTTGCAATTAGTGATTTACCATCGCCACCTGTAAAGCTGGATGAGAAAGCGTTATTTAAAACATCTGCGCCTTTGACTTCCTTAGTGTTAGCCATAGACATTGCTAATGCTTTAACATATCTCTTTCCAAGACTGTCATACAGATTGTCCTCAACAGCCTCTTCAGTTAAAGCAAACGCTAAACTCACAGTGTCGTGAGTGTAACGAGCTGTATAACTTTCAGATGCGTTATCGAATTGGACGCCTTGCCCCTCTGATTTAAGAGGCGCAGAACCAAATCCAGTAATTAACACTTCTTCTTCAAATGCTCTGTTTGAATCCTCGATAGCAAATATATCTTCATACTCTCTATCGTAGGTATCATAGGACATTCCAAAAAGTGCGTTTAAGCCAGGCTCTAGTTCTTTAGCTAGTTGTGCTCTTGATATAGCCATTATTTATCTCCTTATGCTAAACCAGCACCTTTCTGTCCCATAATGTGATTTTGTATCACACACAGTACATTGGTGTTAGCCGATGAAACATCGTCGTTATCGGGATCCTGAGATATATCGAGTGCTTTCAATGGCAACGTAGCTGTAGTAGCTCCAGTTGTCACGTCTAGCTCTGCGTTAGATATTCCAGACGAAGTATCGCCAACTGGTGATCCATCAACAATGTCGAAATTTCCGAACAAGTCAGCAACAGGCATAGCTGCGTCTGCTTGTACTTCAAAGACAACATTAGGATCATCAATGACGCTTGCAATTATATCCGAGGCAGCAATGCTACCAGGATAATGATTTTTGAATACTTGCTCGCTTGTGGTTGGATCGGTGTATTGAACTCCATTAAACACGCCGACAATCGGAACAGTTCCAGTTGCGGTATGTCTGCCTATTGTTCCAGCTGTTAGTTGAGTAACTAAATCACCTTGAAATATAGGTGTAGTAGCACCACTAGCAATTCTGTATCTGGATTGTCCTCCAGAGTAAGGTGCTCCGCCCATCATGCGAACAGGTTTACATCCAAATGCGCTATTATTATTAGCCATAAGATATTCTCCTATTTATGATTGTTACTTTTTCCCAAAAGTAACATTAGATCTTCTATCAGCATCATATTTCACATATCTGCTATCTTTTTTAGATTCACTAAACATAGTATTGTCTAATGCCTCTTTTTTCATCGCAGTTTGATCCTCATAATAAGCGTTACGCTCATTTTTTGTTTCAACAGGAATTTTCGCTAATAAAAGTCCTTCACTATAAACTAAGCCAGCATGTCTTCCAGAGTCAGCAGTTGGAAACTCGTATTCTGCTGGAAGGTCGGTACCCCTTACGAGCTCCCATCCTTCTCTAATACGCCTTGCCACATTTGCTTTATCTTCCTGTCCCAACATGGATTCTCTTATCCAACGATATTCGTACCCTTCTGGTGGTTCTGGAACCTCTAGTTTTCTTACCGGCCTCCATGGTTTTCTGCGAGTGTTATTATCGTGAGACTCGGATTCACGGGATATTCTGGTTTGCACGTTTTCGTTAATTTCTTCTGTCATTTTGCCTCCCTTGTTGCTAGTTTTTGTTTTTCTTTAGCGACAGATTTCAACCACGCCTCATCTGACATGCCGTGTGGTTTCAATCCTTGTAGAGTTTCGACTTCGGATTTACTAAAACGTACGCCGTTCTCTTTGCCCTGTGTTTTTTGTCGACTGCCTACGGCAGCTGAGGCGACTCTTTGCACAGCGGGTCGGTCCTCATTTTGCTCAACATTATCAGATCTAAGATCTGGATAAACTTTATATATTCTGTTATTTAACTCATTGTAGTAATCATCAGAGTCTAAATCGTAACCTTCATAAGCCAACGTATTGTGAACGTGTTGGGCCCAAGCAGTAGCCTCCATGTTCTCGTTAAACCATGGATTTTTAGATGCCCAAGCTAAAGCCTCTTTAGTTGGTTGTACTATTTGCTGTTGTTGCTGTAAATCAGGTTGTGTTACAACATTTTGAGTGGAGCTTGTGTCAGCTATCTGTTCTTGTTTTTGTTTAGCAAGCCTTACTTTTTCTTTTTGTAAAGCTACCTCACTTTTCAAAGTATCAGCTTTGGACATCAAAGACGCATCGCCAGAACTAACCGCTTTTTCATAAAGATCGTTGGCCTCTCTCTCTTTAGATTGTACGTTCTCCTCTTCTTTTTCCAATAAAGTTCTTTGCGCTTGCGCTGCTTGATGGTAATAGTTGTTTACCTCTTGCTCTTTTTGTCGTAAAGCCGCCTCAAGTTGATTGGCTCTTTCTTCTGTTTCTCTGTTTCTAGCATTAAGTTTGTTAATCCTTTTAGAAACATTTTTAGTGTAATTTTCTAATTCTTCATCGTTAGAGGCGGTTACTTCTTCCGTGGCGTCGGTTTCTGCAACCTCTATGTTAATCTCCTCAACCTCTGGTTGAGTAATTTTGTCATCGTTTTCGACTGTCATAAGCTTACTATATCATCTGGATCGAGAATTGTGGCTATCACTTCATCATCATTGATGATTCTTACTTCTGCACCTTCCTCAAGTTTAAACCTAGAGCCAGAGTAGCGCCCTATCAAAACCCATTGTTTTTCTTCTACCCACGGTTTTTCTCCATATCTAGCTGTATCGTTATAACATAGCGGTCCCATTTTAACCACATAAGCTACTACTGTTGCTAACGCCTCACGATCTTTGGTTTCTTTAGCTAAGACTATGCCTCCTTTTGTTTTAACTTTACCTGCGTAGGGTAAAACCAACATACGCCAACCAGTAGGTTGTGGCATACGGTCAAGTATTGAGGCATCTAATTTTTCTGGATCTAAAACCCTTTCATTAGGCTCTACATAAGCCTCTGCGACTTTCGTTGCAGCGTTGGGGTTGATTATTTTTGACATTAAATTTCTTTTGCTAAATCACTAATCTCATTTGCAATAAAGTATAAAGCATTAAGCTCACCTTGCAAATATTTATAATGTTCCATATCTTTGAGACTGCCCGACATTAGGGTTTCTTGTATCTGCGATTCCCTAAGTTCAATCTTTTTTTTGATCTGGTCTATAAAAGATATATCCATCAATTACTTTTTTTAGGCCTACCTCTTTTTTTCGGTGCTGCTTTTGTTTCTGCCTTTTTTGTTGTGGTTTTTTTCGTTGCAGTTTTTTTGACAGGTTTTTCTTCTGCTTTAGTTTCTACAACAGGATCTTCTACAGGCAAACCAGCTTCAATTCTGGCCATTTTTTTAGCAATCCTTTCAGCATTGGCTTGATCTCTTTTTTCGGCCGCATCTCTAGCAGCCTTTAACTCTAGGGCCTCCCTAGCTCTATCCTCTTTTTTTTGTGCCTTTAGAGCTTTTATGGCCTCTAATTTATAAGATGTTGTCATAATATCCCCTTAATTTTGTTTTCTAATTCTAACAGTTTTATATCTGTGTTGGTTTTTAATCTATCTATTGCTACTTCTAATTTATCATCTGCTATTTGTTTTTGTGTATCTAATCTTTGCATTTGTAAGTTTGCCTCTAGTAGTTTTTCTTCTGCTCTTTGGTTTTGTTTGCTTTCAAATTGTTGTGTCTCAATATCTAACTCTTTGTCTCTGAGCTCTAATTCTTTCTGCCTTATGTCAACCAAAGGATCGCCACCACCGCTCATGCCTATGGATTGTAAGAAGTCGTTTGCAAGTTGGGCCATAATTGCAGAGCTGTATTGTTCGTTGATTGCTTTGATTTGTTGCATGATTGCAGCTGCCTCTTCTGGACTAACTTGTTGTATGACCGATTGTATTTCTGCAATCCTTTGTTGCATTTCTGGTGGCATCTGTTCTTGAGCTAGTTGTGCGGCCAAGAATTGTAAGTGCTGCATACAATGAGAAATTATTAAAGCTTGTACTTGCGGACTTTCTTTCACTAAATCGGTAAAAAATAGACTTCTGTGCGTGTCTATGTGTGCTTGATGGTTCTGTTCCGGAAAAGCTTGTGCAGGTTGTCCTAACAATAAACCAGCGTTCTCTAGTCCTGCCTCGACCGGTTGTGGGGTCATATCGGGCGGTGGTTGTAACAAAGCCTCTACATTATCGACGCCTAACGCCGCGTACATTCTTCGGTAAGCCTCATAGATGCCCATGGGCCCATGCACTTGTGGGTTTGATTGCACCATTTGTAAAAGCTCTTGAGCCAAGGTAACTCTTTGACTTTGTGAAAAAATATTAGGATCCGAAACAGGTATGATGTCGACACGATCATCAAAGTCTTGTTGTTTTACCTCATTAGATCCCGTGCCTATTGCATAGTTGTAGATAGGCGGTAAAGACTCACCAAACACTTTAGCCAACAAATTAAACTCTAGTTTTTGAGAATAATGCAGTCTTTTGTGAATTGCACTCATAACCTTGGTACCACGTTCTAGGAGGGCCACCGTGGTACCTACAGGCATAGCAGCGTTCATGTCGCCTACATTCATGTCCGCTATGGCTGCAAAACGCTTACCTGAGTCAACTAGTAAGCCTAATAACTGCATTAATACGTTGCTTGGTTCTTTTATTGGTAGAGGTATTAAGTTCTCTCTTAACGATCCACCTGTCGTATCTATGTCTCTAAACTCACCAGGCTGTAATGGATCGTCTTCGTCACGAATACGCATACCTCTAGCTTTAAAACCAGCTGGTAGGTTAGCTAATGTGCCTGCATCAATGAGCTGTCTTAAAATAGACGTAGATGCCTTGGATAAACCACCGATCATATGAGACAGACCTAAGCCATAAAATCCAAGACCAGGCATAAACTTGTATTGCACAAAATAATTTATTTTATTTTTAAGTGGATCTGTCTCGTTGTAGTTGCGCCTGATACTTAAAACTTTTTCTGAGCTATCTTCGATTGTTACTATGTAAGGTAGTTTTAGTCCTGTTGGATTACCTGCTGCGTCAACATCCTCAAAACCCTCTATATCTAAAACAGTGTGTACCTCGTATACGGTTCTGTTTCTATTTTCTTTGTATGATGGAGAGATACCTTGTATTTCGTCTATGGCCTCTTCAATCTCTGACATATCCTCAGAATAACCATCGGATCCTATGTCCACATTTGCATAAAAACCAGAAAGTTGTTGTTTTTTTATTTCATTAGAGGACATGTTAATCACATGCGTAATCCTTTCCGCAGAGCTAATATCAGCAGCCTCGTAAGGCACGATAAGATCTTCTGGCGGTATAAATTTAGATATGGCTCTATTTAACACCACATCAAAGTAAACTTTTTTAAAAGCAGAACCAGCAAGCGGTAAGTAAAACAACATCTGATCTAACTCAGGATCGTATTCTTCCATTACATTCATAATGTAATAGTTCATAAACTCTTGGACTCTTTCCGCTTGGTTTTCTATTTCTACTGTACGAGCTCCCACTATTTCTGTTTTTACAGGTCCTTTAGCGGGTAACATTTCTTTATAGGCTTGTGCTTGAAACTGTGTAACAGCCTCAGCCAAGATAGGATGAATGACTCCAGAAGATCCCTCAAACGGTTGTGATCTTGCATCGTCAAACTTCATGCCAAGATACTTTAGGCCATCTGTATAAGTTTTTTCCCACTCGCTCCTAGATTGTTTGTCGCCTTTGATAGAGCTTAATATATCGCTTGCTATGCTTGTCAAAACGTCGTCGCCCAAAACCTCAGCTAAATTTATGTTAAAACCAACTTGTGGTATTTCTGGCGTTATTTCAGCGTCAATTAAAACCTGCTCTTGATCCACTAAAATTTCAGCAGCTTGTCTAATCTGATCTTCTCTAGTTGTGTCTGGAACGACCTCAACGGCAGAACCCATTTGTCTAATGTCTGGGTTATCTTCTGTGCCTAATCCTTTATCAATAGCCATAATAAATTAGTGTAACACTCTTGGTCTGCTTTCTATATCTATCCCAACTAAATCTGTTAGTTCTCCTTCTACCCACAAACCACTATATTCAGCTATGAGTTCAGCCTCCTCTAACGAATCTGCATGTATATCTGGGCCGCAATAATCTCTTCCATCATGCTCAAATTTAGTTAAAAATATTTTCAATAGTAAACCGTCCTATCTGATTTAAGAAGTTTTACTTCGTCTTGATAATCCTCATTTAAGGAAATAAAACCTCCCTGCCTAAATCGCATCAAAGCCATTGTAGCACTATCGCAATAGTCGTCATAATCCCCAAAAGGAAACGAGGCCATTTCTTCAATTACATCATCAGCAAAATCATGTTCTGGTGCCCATACCATGCCAGATTCAAACATAGGAGCAACACTGTTCATGCGTGCTACTTTGTCTTGTCCTCTGCTCGGTGCATAAGATGTTACCGGTATGCCCATCCTCCGCAGCTCTTGTGTCAACGGCGTGCCCGATGCTTTCGCCTCTATCAAAACACAATCAGGCTCCCAATAGCGATACTCTTCCAAAGCTAGTTTTTTTAACTCCGGAAAGTCACATCTGACTCTTTTCGCGTCTAATAAAATTATTTCATCAGCGTTTTCATCGCCACGATTAAATATGGCCCAAGTGGTTATCGCTGAGTAATCTGCCGTATCCTTTTTAGAAAAAGCGGTATCGTAACTTTGTATCACATAAGAATACGAAGGCACGTCAGCATCTTCCCACCTGTTCCACCACTCTCGTTTTACGATAGAGCCTTCTTCTGCGGTTGGATCCTGCATCCATTGTGAGTTCCATTTAGATATGGGTAACGATGCTTTTACGCTTAGTAATTCGTCTTTTTTCCAAAACTCTGGCCATAGAGGATCTTCGGATTCTGGCATAATCGCCGGAAACTCTATGACCTCCCATTGGTCGGCAAACTCATCTGATTGTTTTTTTAATACATTACCTACCAAATCTTTTGTGCTCCAGCGCGTCATTACTATCACGATGATTCCACCAGGTTGTAAACGCTGTCTAGGTCCTGACGTATACCATTCGTAAGCAGATTCCATCGCTTTCGGTGACAGAGCATCTTGTTCTGAATGTGGATCGTCAATAATCAGTAAATCTGCACCACGACCCGTAATAGCACCGCCTACACCTGCATAAAAACTTTCTCCGTCTTTATTGGTAGTCCAGCGTCCGGCAGATTTGTTATCGGCTTGGAGTTGCAAATCAGGGAAAATGTGTTGGTAATCTTCGCTATCTATAATGTTTCTTACTCTACGACCGAATCGCACAGCTAACTCTGCGGTGTGTGTGGTTTGGATTATTTTAAGATTACCTTTTTTACCCATCATCCAAGCAGGAAAAAATGTTGATGCAAACTCTGATTTAGAGTGTCTAGGCGGCAAGCACACAATAAGTCTTTTGCATTTACCTTCTGCTATTTTATTAAATTTTTCTGCAATTATTTTGTGGTGTCGACCTTCTATAAAGTCTGGCCACATGTGTTTTACAAACGACATAAAATCGGTTTGGCAACTGTCTTGTTTTTCTAGTTGATCGTAACGGTTTAACAACGCTAAGGCCTCTGCCTTATCTTGCTCAGAAAGAATGTCAAAATCTTTAAATGATATATCACTCATGGTCGAGCTAGGTGATTAGGTAGTGACGTAATAACCACCTAACTCTAAGCGCAAACCGCCTAGCGGTAGTATTACATATCGTTAAACTTCGTGCCATTCCTTACCTTGAAACAATAAAGATTCTGCCTCTCTTCTGCGAACCAAACCGTTTAAAACTTCGCCGTTTGATTTATTCCACCGACGCATTTGTGCCGGTACTTCGTCGTACGCCCCCTTATTTAAGACTTTTCTTAACGAAGAATTTTTTAAGTTTGTTGGTCCGAGGTTGTAGGTCCACGCAATAAGAGCATCATATTGTGATTGATTTAATGGTACTTCTATTAATTTGTCGACGTATTCTTCAAACTCTAATAAATCCTTATCAAGCATTTCTTCTGCCATCTGCTGTGTTATGGTCATGCCTTCAACCACGTTTTTAGTTGTGCCGAAACCGATAGTCCAAACTTTTGATGGACACAAATAACTTTCTAATGCGCAACCTTCAAATTTTTTAATCAAAGCCTTGCCTTCTGCTGAGGTTTTCATATTAACTCCTATTTTGTAGTTACCATGCGGTAATAAACTACCACTTCTTTGAGTTCGTTTATATATCTTTTTAGCTCTTGCATGTTGTAAGCCATCAGCTCGTAGTCAGGCACAGACATCGCTACGAACACCAATCTGCCCTCTTCTTTTTTTAATTTTTCTAAAAAATCGTCTATATTTTTATCCGATACCACATACCAATAAGGTTCTTTGAGATCCAAACCTCTTGGTAATATGGGTTGTGCTATGGTTCTTTCTATAGGTTTAGAAACTACGTCAACCTTTTTAGGAATTAGGCCGCAACTGTAAACCGTCATCAAGACTGTCAATATTACGACTGTCTTGTTCAATGCTTTCAAATACTTCTTTTGTGCCATTGTTTACTCTCGTTTCTATTAAGCCTGGCTTTGCCGCAGCAAGTTTGCTTAGATTATGTCTTTTGAATATATCAAGGTATCTATTCATTTCTTGTTCTATTTGTTGATTTTTTCTTTGGATGTCTAATAACCCTTCGGTTTGTACCTTAAAGTCATTTTGCAAAGATTTGATGGCTGCTTTTTGTTCTTGATCGCGTAGTTCAAATGCTTTGTTTAAACTAGATAAAGATTGGTTTTGATAATACAAAAAACCACATAAGGAAAGCAACACAACAATTACGCCTAAAAATACCTTTGTCATGGTTTATAATTCTAGTTTCTATCCTGAGCTTTGTCTAATGACAATCGTTGAGGAGCTACCACCGTTTACTTTGACCTCGTTGACAACGCCGTTTTGTTCTAACACAACCGTATAACTATTACCGCTGTCTATATTTATGGCAGCACTAGATCCTACTGCTCTGGTCATTTTTATTTTTTCACCTGTAACTATGGTAGTTATTTGAGTTTTTGTGTCTTGCCCGACTAATGTGCCTTTGATATTTGTAGATGTTGCCTCTTGTGCGAGTTGATCCTCGTCATCTATTCTGTCTAGCTCGCTAATAATATCTAAGAGATCTTCCAAAAAGTTTACGTTAAGCGCGTCATAATCTAGTTCGGTAAACTCAAGCCCTTCTTCGCCTAAGTTTTCCTCTGCTAAATAATCAATGTCTAGCTCGTTAAAATCTAATATTGGATCTACGCTATCTGTAGATTCTTGATCTTCTAAAAAATCCTTGGTTTTCTTCGGCGGCGATACGATAAGCATGTTATCTATAAAATCCAAAGATAGATCTAAAATAACCGGATCTGTGGGTGCCGTGTCTAAAGTTGTTGTTGTGGTGGCTTGAAATGCTTGATTCAGTATTACCGTGCCCATGTTTGTGGTCACTGATATTTCACCTGATGGTGCTCCGTCTTGATCCGGTAATAATATAAATAAAGACTCTGATGTGTCTGAATTTACTGTTACGCTAAAATCCGTACCTCTGATTCCGACCGTAGCGGAGTTGGTCCTTAGTATCATGTTTTCTTTTGCTACTTTGCCTGTCAGTCCCGTGGTGAAACGAGCCGTGCCTTTTAGAAAGTTGACGGCAAGTTTTGACTTAGATGGGTCTGGATCAAAAACAAACTCGTCTATGATAACCGTAGAGTTTTCGGTTATTTTTATGGTGGTATCGTCGACAAAACGTATACCCATACGGCCTGCCTCGGTTTGTGCTTTATCGTAAGATTGCACGACAAAGTTAGGCGTGGCCGCAAATGCCTCGTCCCTTTCGATTTGTGCAAAACCTGTTACTTCATTAACAGATCCTACATCAACAGCTTGTTGAGGTTCCTTGGTCGTTTTGGATAATGCAGACAGATCCATTTGAGCCGCTACTAATGACCCGTAACCAATCGTTATCCAAAGTAGATGCTTGTGTAACATTTATTGTTCTTGATCCGCCTGTGTGATCTAAATAAAAGTAACCGCCTTGATAGCCGTCGCCGTTATAATTGACAGTGTTGTCCGATCCGTCTATGTCCATGTAATTTGTGGCTAGATCCACGTCAATATCAGAATCAATCGTGTTGTTAGAACCGTTGATTATCCAATCTAAATCAAGTGTCGATGCCATGGCATTAGTGGCTTGATCTAATGACATGTCGTTTGAAGATCCTGAGACTTGTATGTTGACGTTACTAGAATCTGCTCCATAGGTGTTGCTTGGATCTGTTTGTATGTCAAAGACGTTAGAATCGCCGGTAAACTCAAAAAAACCGGTATAAGTATCTGCGTAAATATCACCCTTAAATAAGTTGCTAGATCCTATTTGATTGATATCTAAAGTCATTGTCACACCATCCAAATCTAGCGGTGTCATGGTGCCTGACACGGCGTTTGCTCCACCGATTAAGTTGCCAGATCCTAATTGCTCAACGTCTATGTTTATGGTGTTACCTACTTGGTCAATGCTAACTTCATTGTCCGTCGCATATACGAAACCCACAAATAATAATAAAAAATATTTAATCATCCTTATAACTCCAATAGCCTTTGATTATACCTTTTTCGATGTTCTTTAATACAGCAACCTCTATAGCAGATTGTAAAGCTAAAGTTATAGATTCGTTCTCGACATTACCGTTTTCAATTTCAATAAGCTCAGTATTGTTTCTAACAAATCTAAATATGTCCTCGTTAATGCCTACACTCAGTATGCTTTTTGTTGTTGTAACCTCAGTCAATATTCTGCCGGTCAATACAGATATGAAACGCAAACTAACGGTAACGGTATCTTGGCGATACTGTCTGCTCATGCCTATGCCTAAGACTCTGCCACCTGTGCCGCCTGTCCTTATATTGCTTTCGTAACTAACGACTGCGCCCTCTATAATTAAGCCGGCAAACATCAAAGCTTTTAGTTTTTGCGGTTCTTTAAAACTTTCTCTAGTAGAACGGATGAGTTGGCGTTCTTTACTAAGGTTGTCTAAGCCGATGCGTTCAACCACCTCGAAGAAATTACCTTGTGCAGTGTTTTTTAAAGTCTGTATTAACAAAGTGTAAGGTGCTTGAGTAACCGCCGTGCTAAACGTAGCAAACGCGCTGTTACTGCGTCTTTGTCCGGTTTGATCTAAAAAAGAACTTGGATATACCGCAACCACAGGTTTTACTTTTGGCTCTTTTAGATTCCATAACTCGTCGTTTAGGATCGACGCTACTTCGGCAACGCGCGTTATTTGTAAATTATCTATGGTGTATTCAGAGTCTAGTAAGACGCAACTAGAACTTAAAGCTGTTAAGAGGGAAAGTAATAGTAGTTGTTTGACCGTTTTCATCCTTAACTATCAGTGTAATAAACTCTTCATCTACTTCGTATTCTATCGTATTACCTTCTAATTCTATGGTGCCAGATGTTTGTGGATTTTCGCCAAACAAACTTTCTACCAGCTGTGAGCTTAATCTAGCATAAACTCTGCTCTCTAAATTTCTAATAAACCTAGCTAACGTCGTGTTATCTGCGTCTCTTTCCGCCTCTTCTATCGCTGCTTGTTTGGCATCTTTGATAGCTTGGTTTCTTGAGAACTGTTGGTTTTCTATCGTGAGGTAATGTTGTGAGGTATTAATACCGGAAAAACTTGGTGATTTAAACTTAAACACCATTTCATCTGCGATTAAAAAATTAGAAAACAAAACCAAACATAGAGCCAATAAAATAAAAAATATTATGGTTCTAAGTTGTCTTTTTTTGTACTCTTTCCAACTTTTCATCTGGTTCTTTTAGTTTATGTTCTTCTTTTAATTCTAAAACGGTATTAACCTTTTGTTGTAACCGTATCATATCTTGGTCCAAAAGACGTAATTGATCGGTCAATCGTATTATGGTGCTTTTCATTTCTTGCACGGCCGGATCTATGGTTTTGGTAATCGTTTGCCAAACGTAGAAAACGAAATAACCAAGACCAACTACCATGACTACGGGAAAACCAAAATCCGCTACTATTTGGACAATATCCATCAATCTCTCCTAGCATCTATTTTGCCGTCTTCTACAAAGTTTTCGGCTCTTGCTATGCGGTTGAGATCCGGAGATAAATCTAGTGCTGACGATACGCTGGTATCTATGCGTATCATATCGTTATTCATAATGGACGCTCTGGTAATCAACATTTTAGTTATGCCTTGCACGGTTTCTATTTCAGCTACTAATCCGTCCATAAGCTGTTTCATAACTAAAAAAATAAAATAAGCCATGACTAAGGCTCCTGCTATGGGTACACCTAACTCTGCAATTAGGTTGAACCACTCCACCTAATCCTCGCCTTTGAAGTTTTTACTAGAGTTTGATGTGCCTGCGTAGAGACCAAACCAAGCGGCGCCTGCACCGACAATGATTGATATAAGGCCGCTTTGTTCAAGCGACGGATCTTCTAAACCCATGAACCACATTGTTGAATAATATAGGAGAAAAATGTAGACACTTAGAAAGAGTCTAGGAAAGATCCGCCAAGAATCTATTGCTCGCGCAAGATGAATCCACTTTTGGTAAGGGTTTGTGCCTTGATTGTGTGGCGTTACATCAATATCTATTTCTAACTTTTTTTTGATTGGTTCTTTGTCCATGTTAAATTTCGTCTGGGTTGAAAATCCCTTGGTCTATTAATTTTTGTCTGTTTTTCATGTGTTCTTCTTCTACGGCTGCTTTGCTCTGACCAAAGTATTTTACTGCAAAGCCACCGTCTACCATGCCTTGATTTACGTCTTCGCCATCACAAACAACCGTGCCTAAAACTCTACCAAACTTACCTCTGGAATCTTTTAGCTCTGTTCTGATGACGACTTGATCTGCCATTTCAATAGCTTTCGATAAAAAAGCAGACGCAAGTTTACCTCTGGCTTTTTCATCTTTGTTTCTGGTCCGGCTTTCCGGAGTGTCGATTCCGTATAAACGTACTCTGGAGCTGTAAGAAACTGAAAACCCTAAATCAAGGGTTACGTCTATCGTATCTCCGTCGACTACCCTTTCTACTGTGCAGCCGTATTCGTACATTAGACGACCCTAGATGTGATCTCTATAGCGGCCATACCTGCGTACAGACCCCAAATCATTAGCTCTAATCTATTGAATCTTTTGGACCCTTCTTCTAAACGCCTTTCTATGTTCTCATAACGAATGGTGCACTCCCTTTCGTGTGCCTCTATTTTCGCTAAGTTTACGTCCATTTGTGCTTTCATTTTTTTTCTTTTTTAACTCTAACCTCTGCGTATGCCTCGTCAACGTCCGGAGTGGATTCATCGTCTCCGACAAATTTTCCGTCTTTGTCTCTGGCCCTAACTTTTTTTCTTTCGGTACCTGTTAAAAAGTCGATTGTTTTTTTAAACCACTCCATGATTATCCTATTGCTTTTTTGACAGATGTAGGTGTAACTTTCTCAGCTATCTGAGCTTTTAGTTTTGTTTTTATTTCAGTAACTTTATCAGCACCTAAAGCACTTTCCACCCAACCTTGCACATCGCTTGTTGTTAAGTCGTCGAACGCTTTAAAACTAGATAGGTTGGAAGTGTCCACTGCTTGACTACCAAAAAATTCAGCAGTCCAATTATTGCCCTCTGAGTCTTTGTTAGTATTATCTGTGGCTATCAATCGCCAATGTACGTTGTGTACTACATCCGACTTGGAATCTTTCGTAGGGTAAGTATCGACCTCAGAAACCTGCCATGTGTATATTATTGCCATCTTATCCTCCTTCTAAGGTTGAGATTCGAGCAGTAAGATCTTCTATTTTGTCATCTGCCTCTTGTAATGCTTTGATTAACATAGGAACAAACACACTATATTTAACTGATTTAGTAACTGTGCCTAAATCCTCACCTTCCTCATTATAATCTTTGTGTTCTTCTATCATACTAGGAAATATAGATTCTAGTTCTTGTGCAATTACTCCTATTTGTTTTTGTTCCTCTCCCTTTATATTAAAGTTTCTAACTTTTACTTTATTTAAATCTTCTAATTTGTTAGTAGCGTCAACTATGTTTTCTTTTATTTTAGAATCTGAAACTGCCCCATAACTATTATTACTATTTACCACATCTCCATTACTAGCAGCTACGGCAAATCTTCTGCTTCCACCGTCATCTATAAAATCTATAGAAAAAGTACCTGTAGCTGCATTAAGATCTACAACACCATTACCTGCTAAAACTGTTCCAACTCTAACATTACCGAAAGGCTGAATAGTACCGCCAGAATAAATACGCATTCTTTCAGTACCATTAGTCTGAAAAATCATATCGTCACCTGTAGCACCTATTCTTATATCTTGTGAAGTTCCTGATGCTTTAAAAGTCATCAAAGTAAAAGCATTACTAGATTTGTGCATTAAACCTAACGAAGTTCCAGAGCCACTATCAATAGCCATTTTATGTGAGTCACTTGAACTAGTTCCAACTCCAAATGTATTACCAGCAATTATGCGAAAACACTCTGCATTATTCACACCAAACAAAGCTGGTACATTTGGCTGGTGTAGTAATTGAAATGAACCTGCATCTGATAAAAGAATTGTTTGCAAGACACCATCATTTGTAAAGTCAATGACTCCACCGCTAGAACCATTAATTGCAAGCTGACCATAATTTGTACCAGCACTAGAAGCATTAAATGTACCACCATTTATACAAACTTGTTGATTTTCATTTACAGCTATAGCTGGTGTAGTACCTACAGCACTACCTTTACCAATAATTAAATCATCAGCAGAATCATCAAGACCTATGTAGTAGTCTTGTGCGTTGCCATCAAAAACTAAAGCTGTGTCTGCGGCAGCGCCATCGCCTAACGTAACCGTATCGTCGGTGATTGTAAGTATGTTATTTGTTCCAACTGTTGAGCCTTCCCCGATAACTAATTTGTCTGCTGAATCGTCGTTAGCGATGTAAAAGTCTTTGACACCGTTGAATTTAATAGCTACATCCTCTTCGCCACCATCACCTAAAGTTAGTGTGGGTGTAGTCCCTAACAGAGACATGGTTTGCGCTACGATATCGCCTGTGGTTGAAGACGCTGCTTGACCGACACCGATAGACTCTGCAAATTTGATGTCTAAGTTTTCGTCTATTTCAATCGCAGGTGTCGTGCCCACGGCCGACCCTTTTCCTATAACTAGATCATCAGCTGAGTCGTCTAAACCAATATAAAAATCTTGGGCGTTACCGTCAAAAACTATTTTTGTGTCTTCTGCTCCTGCATCACCTATGGTTAGCGTTGGCGTTGTTCCGGATATGGTAACGGTGTCGGCTAAGTTTAGATCGGTAAATGCGTCAACCATAGCTCCGCCTGAGCCTGCTCCGTCTGAGTAAATAGCTTTGGTGTGACTATTGGGTATGGTAACGGTTGCACCGGTGCCTTGTTTAATAATTATGTTGTAAGGTCCAGAAGATCCGCTATCGGTCGTTGCGTTTTCTATTAACCAAAGTTTCG